CAAGACTTGAAGGCAGTTCACGGACTAGACGCTGAGTCTGAATTGGCAAACATCCTCTCAACAGAGGTACTTGCTGAAATCAACCGTGAAGTTGTAAGAACAGTCTACAAGATCGCTCGCCCAGGTGCACAGAATAACACAGCAACAGCTGGTGTTTTTGACCTCGACGTTGACTCAAACGGAAGATGGTCAGTTGAAAAGTTTAAGGGACTACTTTTCCAAATCGAAAGAGACATGAATGCCATCGGGCATGAAACTCGTCGTGGGAAGGGCAACATCCTCATCTGCTCTGCTGATGTGGCATCTGCTCTCTCTATGGCTGGAGTTCTCGACTACTCTTCTGGCATCAATGGTGCTGTAGGAGGACTAGGAAACGTAGATGATAACTCTTCTACTCTTGTTGGAACCCTAAACGGACGCATTAAGGTCTATGTTGACCCTTATTCAGCAAACGTAAGTGACGCTCACTTCTATGTTTCTGGATACAAAGGTAGCTCTGCATATGACGCAGGATTATTCTACTGCCCTTACGTGCCATTACAGATGGTCAGAGCTGTAGGACAAGACACCTTCCAACCAAAAATTGGATTCAAGACTCGTTACGGAATGGTCGCAAACCCATTCGCAGAGGGTCTAACCCAAGGTCAAGGTGCTCTAACTGCTAATGCTAACCGTTATTACAGACGTGTTAGAGTTAACAACCTAATGTAATAATATCGATTACGATATCAACAAAAAGACCCCTCTGGGGTCTTTTTTTATGCTAAGACACCTAAATATTAGTGTAGAATAGGTATAGCCATGAACGGCAGACTGGACAAAGTTGCTATGACCTCTAGACTTATGCAACTCAAAAGAGAACTGCACTACAAGTGTGAGATCGGAGAGAAGGGTGAGTGGGAGTGTAAAGGTGCAGATGAATATTTAAATAGGACACTGGACGTACTAGACGAATATTGGATGTAATGATACAATACACATATGACAGAAGAAATGATCAGAAAGATCTCCTATACAAAGGAGGAGGTCGATATACTAATTGCTGAGGCAGTTGCAGAAGCACGACGCATCGATGAAGAATCCATGCGTAAGCATAATCGTGACGCTACTATCATCAGTATGATTCTGGGGTTCACATGTTTAGCATTATTTGTTGATGGTTTATTAAGAATCTTAGGTATCATCCCACCATTTATGAATATTGATGTTGATATAATCGATCAGATTGTAGAGAGAGTAGAGAATGATGTTATACCACAAGTTGAGAAGTATAAGAGTTATATACCACGGATATAAATATGTTAAGCAAGGACTATAGACTTAGACTAACAATCATTGCCTGTAAAACTAAACTTAACAGGGAAGTTAGTCTGGAAGATAGGATTTGGGCTCAGAAATTAGTTGAGCATAACAATCATGCCAGAGGAATCTGGGACCGACTAACGTATAGATATGACAACCTGGAACAAGCAAATAGAGAATAGAAACTTCCTATCACCCATAGGATTTAAGTTTTCTATTGCAAAATTTCCAAAAGTATCTTACTTCTGCCAGAGTGCTAACATTCCTACCTTGAATTTAAATATTCAAGAGCAACCAACACCTACTAGACAGTTACCTTTAGAAGGTTTCTGTACCTATGACCCACTTACTATCTCATTCTTAGTGGATGAGAATATGGAAAACTATTTGATTCTCCATAACTGGATACGTGCACTAGGTACACCAGAGTTTGGTACTGAAAGAGGAGAGTATTTAAATAAATTCAGACAGAATTTTGGTGGTAATTTACTCTATGCAGACGCTACATTGTTTGTATTGAATAGTAATTTCCAACATAACTTTGATGTAGTATTTGAAGACTTAATACCAACAGGGTTGAATGCATTGGAATTTAATGCTACAGTAGATGGTACTGAATATGCTATGGCACAGGTATCATTCCGTTACTTGGCATACGAAATCAGAACTAAGGAAGATACGAAGCGGAATAAACAATTAGATTAATGAATCTTGATAAAATTGAAGAGTTATGGAAGAAGGATTCACAAGCATTCTTTGACCATAGGGAGTTACCAGAGTTGCTTGCCAACGATAGTATGGAAACACCTAGACTCCATGCAAAATATGTGCAATTACATAATGAATTTAAACTCATGCTATCAGATGCTGAGGTTAAGTATAAAAAATTGCTAAGAGAGAAGTGGGAATATTACTCAGGTAAAGCACCATCTCATGTATACAAAGAAAATCCTTTTGATTTAAAGATATTAAAGGGTGACCTTGACATGTACATCCATAGTGATACTCAGATGTGCAAGGCCAAACAAAAAATAGATTACCTAGAAACTTGTATAAATTGTGTTGATAGGATTCTTAAGCAGATCGATTCACGTGGGTTTGCCATCAAGAATACTATTGAAATTGTTAAGTATTATGGAATTAGGTGACACTCATCTACAAAAAGAATGAAGTCTTTCTGAAAGTAGAGGCAGAACCCCATCTACATAAGGAATTATCTGATCATTTCCAGTTTGAAGTGCCTGGTGCAAAGTATATGCCAGCCGTCAAACGTAGATATTGGGATGGAAAGATAAGACTTTACTCACCTGGTACAGGAGAAATATATTGTGGTCTATTTGATTACCTAACTGATTACCTAGAAGAAAAGGGGTATGATTATAAGGTAGTAGAAGATAAATATTATGGTAGACCTAACGAAGTAGAAGAATATGTCACACCTGAAGGCACAGCGGCTTTTATTCGTGCTCTTAGGATCCCCTTCAAAATCCGAGATTACCAACTGCGAGGAATTTACACAGCGATTAAATTTCGTCGCAAGCTTTTACTATCCCCTACAGGGTCAGGTAAATCTCTGATAATATATGCCTTGGTACGTTGGCACTTATTAAAGAAGAGGCAGATATTAATTATTGTTCCTACGGTCTCGCTTGTAGAACAATTGTATAAGGATTTTGTAGAGTATGGTTGGAATGTCAGGCATTATGTCCACAAGATTAGTGCGGGTGAAGAGAAGTATGTTGATAATCCAGTCGTTATTAGTACTTGGCAGAGCATTTATAAAGAATCCAAGAAGTTCTTTGAACGTTTTGATGTCGTTATCGGGGATGAAGCACACTTATATAAAGCTAAGTCGCTCACTGGCATCCTCACGAAGTGTTATGATGCGAAGTATAAGGTAGGACTAACTGGTACCCTAGACGGTATGGAGTCGCACCAACTGGTGTTAGAAGGACTCTTTGGTAGGGTAGATAGGGTCACCAATACAGTTGAATTGATGAAGAAAGGACATCTTACACCATTAAAGGTGCGTTGTCTAGTCCTTAAGCATGGGTGGGTACCCTTTGACCATTACCAACAGGAGATGGATTACCTATGTATGCACACCAAGCGTAGTAATTTCATCTGTAACCTAGCACTAGACCTAGAAGGTAACACATTGGTGCTTTTTAACTACATAGAGAAACACGGAGAACCACTTTGGGAATTACTAAATAGTAAAGTAAATAAGGATCGTAAGATCTTTTACATACACGGTGGTGTAGATGCTGTTGAGAGAGAAGAAGCAAGAAAAATTTGCGAATCCGAAAAGGATGCTATAATAATGGCATCATATGGAACTTTCTCCACTGGTATTAATATCAGAAACTTACACAATGTTATCTTCGCATCCCCTAGTAAGTCTAGGGTGAGGAATCTACAGTCTATAGGACGTGTTTTAAGGAAGGGAGACAATAAAGCACAGGCAGTGTTGTATGACATTGCTGATGACTGCTCTAAAGGGTCTCAATATAATTACACTCTTCGTCATCTTGTCGAAAGGATGAAGATATACGATGAAGAGGAATTTGATTATGATATAACTAAAATCAACTTTAGGAAATGATTAATTATATTAAACATGAGCAAGAATTCTACGGTATAATAAAGTTACGATCAGGTGAGACCGTTATGGGATCCATGATTGCTACCGAAGAAGACTTTCAACCAGGTAAAACGGTATTTTATATACAAGAACCTGCTACTCCAGTTAATCATCAAGTGGAGAAGGAGGGACAGCCAGGTATGGCGGTAGGTCTTATCAAGTGGATGATGTTTTCCGATGAAGATTTCTACATGGTTAATGAAGATGATGTAATAACTTGTGCTCCCATGGCAATGGAAGCAGTATTAATGTATAAAATGTGGTTAAGAAAAGAGAAGGGTGGTAAGAATTCAGACGTTGAGATTGAGATGAATAAAAATATGGGACTTGTTGGTAAGGTCTCTGACTTTAGATCTAAATTAGAAGACTTCTGGAGACGCACTAACGCTTGACATAACTACATTAGTTCCTTATAATGAATCAGGTGAGATAGAGATATGGCAAGAAAGGTGGCACGTAAACAGAAACAACATTACGTTGACAACAAAAAGTTTTTAGAAGAGATCATTAAGTATCGCCAAGCGGTTGATGATGCTCGTGCTTCCGACTGGGATAAACCTGTCATATCAAGATATCTTGCTGAATGTTTTTTAAAAATAGCAACACACTTATCATATAGACCTAACTTCATTAACTATATGTTTAAAGAGGATATGATATCCGATGGTGTTGAAAATTGTGTCCAATATATTGATAACTTTGACCCAACTAAATCTAAGAATCCCTTTGCCTATTTCACACAGATAATATATTACGCTTTCTTAAGAAGAATAGCAAAAGAGAAGCGTCAAATGGATATCAGAGATAAACTCATAGAAAAGAGTGGATATGATCAAGTATTCCATTCAGATGATAAAGATAACCATGCTGATATGAATCAGATTAAAGGTCGTATCGAAACTAATATGCGACAGTGATGTATGAATTAACAGAGGAGGAGTGGGAATGTGTGAGAGTATGTCTATCTAACGCACCCATACCCTATGACATTAGTATGAAGAAGATACCAGCTGATATCCTAGCAAAGATAGGTGAACCAACACCACGTAAGGGTGAACCTTTAGTGGTGGCAAAATATGATCTAACACCATACGGAATACATGACTGATTTATGGGCTGGTTATAGGTCAGCAGTCTTTGATGCGTTTCCTGACCTAACATTTGAATCTAATCATGCAACGTGGGAGAATAAGAAAGGAGTTAAGTTAACTGCTGACTTATACAGTGGTAAGTACTTCCTCAAGTCTAGGCATGTAGATATATGGGATGGCAAGCAACTTAATATTCATAACAATATAATATATCCTAAGACTCCACAGGTAGGGGAGGAGATAATCCCTTGCTTTGGTATGGACTTGATGGGATTTAGTGAGAAGAAAGTTATAATAGTATTTGATTTCCAACATCCAA